CAGCGTGTTCTCGGCCGCACCCGGAGTGCCGATCGGGTTCACCTCTTCGGCATTCATGTTGTAGGGCGAGCTCGGAACGATCCATTTGTTGGGATACAGCTCCGTCACCTTGCGGCCGAATGAATCGACTGTCCCATCACCTTGGCTGGTGTAGTTGTACAGCGCCTGCTTCGTGTCGGGATCGACCACGCTGTAGGCGTGGCCTTGCTGTGTCGGCAGCGTCTTCGGATCTGCGCTGGCAACCCCAGCCGGGAATGCGACCGTGCCCGGCGGCAGAACGAACGGTTTGCCGGTCATGTCGTGCAATCCACCATCCGCGCTGGCACCGAGTAGTTGGACGGTGTTGCCGTTCTTATCCTTGGCGACGTACGGCGTTCCCGTAATCGACGGCACCTTGCCGGTGTTCATCGCTTCCAGGCGCGCAGCCTGGCGAGGATCATCCGGGATGCCCTGCGTGCCGAATGTGGTGCGAGCGTAAAATCCCGGTAGTTGGCCGGCGTCCTTGAGTGCTTGCGCTCTCGCGGCCGTGGCAAACATCTTCTGTTCGAGTGCGGCGTTGGGATCGACTATGTTGCCGGTCGGAACGCCGGCGGTGTCGGCCGGATTGGACATGTCGCCGACCATGGGGCCGATCACGCTCTGGGTCCGTAGCGGCTGGGCCATGATAGCGGCCGAAGCCGCATCGCCGGCACTGGTACTGGTGTTGAATTCCTGCGCCTTGCGCGCGGCCTCTTGGGCGTCCGCCACTTCCTTGGCGCGCAGCGCCTTGATGCTTTCGGCCGTGTGTATGTTGGTCAGCGCCTTGCCGGGCGCGTCGGCCATGCCGGTCAGCAGCCCGCCGAACACCGAACCCAAACTGGGAGAGCCGTCGACCCAATCACTCATCGCCTATGCTCCAAAACTGCCGCCGAGGCTCGACGCCATCGCGCTGCCGAGCCCCTTGCCGGCAGCCTGCGCGCCCGCGCCCGCGATCGCGCCAAGTGACTGCCCGCCGTGTTGCACGATCTTGATCGGCTCGACCGCCTTGGCGACGTTGTAGGCTGCGAGGTCGCCTTGGCGTTCGTCGCTGGCGAGCCGGATGTCTTGACCCGCTGTATTAAAGATCGTGTTCGCGCGGTTGGTCATGCCGAACTGGCTGCCGCCGTAGGATTGCACTTGCGCTAGCGCGGCGATGCGTGCGCGCGCTTCTTGCGCAGCCTGCTGGATCTGCGCCTCGATACTGGTCTGAATGCCAGGGTCGCCGCCTTGCTGACCTGACAGTAACCGCGCGTCGATGGCAGGCTTGCTGCCCTTCGCCATCGCGGAGATTTCATCCGGCGTCAGCGCGGTGGTCAGGCGCGCGGCCTCGTTACCTTGCGCTTGCTTCTGCTTGGTCGCGGACAATTCGCCGAGCGCAGATGTGCGCGCGGCTTCGGCCTGCTGGCGCTGCTGCTCGTCGCGTGCCTGGTATTCCCTCGACTGCCGCTGCTGATACGCCACCCACGCATCGTTGGCGGCGTTCTGCTGATTGGCCATGTCCTCTTGCGCCGAGTAGTTGGCGACGGCGGAGCCGATCGAGAACGCCAGCCCAATCATGGAAATCGGATCGCACATTGTTATCGAACCTAAGTCTGCTGGCTGGTGACCATGGAGCCGGACCCTGTCGAGCTTTTCGACAGCAACTGGTTGGCGGTGTATTGCCCGTAAGGCTGTTGCACTGCCGAGGCCAGGCCGATCGCGATCGGCGTGAACGCTGCTTGCATCGGCTGCAGGTTCGGCTGCGCGAGCTGCGCGTTGGCGACCGAGGTCGACGCGGTGTTAGCTGCGACGGTCGGATCTTCGGTCTGGTAGAGCTGGTTGTAGGCCTGCTGCTGCTGGCTCGCGATCGAGCTCCGCAATGCTGCCGTGTCATTATCCGCTTTCGCCCGGACCGCCGCCTCATTGGTGGCGTTCTGCTTCTCCAACAAGCCTTGAGCGTAACCTGCCATGGTCGAGCGCAGCGTGCCGGCGCGTGCCAGGTCATAGGTCAGGCCTTGCTTGGCGCGCGTGTACTGGTCGGCGAGCTGCGGTTCGTTGTAGTTGAGATTGGCCTTGGTGTACTTGTCGTAGAAATCTTGGCCGAAGTTGTCGCCGCCGAACAGCTGGTCGATCGCGCCCTTTCCCTGGTTGAGCCGCGCCTGGCGCAGGTTTTCTTTGTCTTTGGCCTCTTGGGCCTGCTGCATCTCGAACTGGACCATCTGGTTGTTCGAGGGACCGGATTTCCCGCCCATATGTTAAAAACCTTCAGGTTTGGGTCGTGGTCGCGCTTTGTTGCTTGATGTCACGCGGTTTCACGGATCCTTTCACCGCCGGGTCTGACCAATAGGCCGGCTGCGCCAGCACACTGTCGGCGAGCTGGCCGCCGATCTGGACGTCGCCCGCTCCGGTCGCGGCCGCGTCGGCGTTTGCGGTGTCGGTCGCGGACGGTGTCGGCGCGGTCGCGCCCGCGGCGGCCTTCTGGGTGTTGATCGTCTGCTGGAACTTGCTCATATCGAGCGGCGCGGTGGCGGCGAGCGTCGCCGCGGCTTCTTCAGGCGTGGAATAGCCCGAGACATCCGCCGGCTGCTGATAGTAGTTCTGCCCACCGCCACCTTTGCCGCCCATATCAAGCTGCTCCCTAGGTGGAGGTTCTGATCGCGCCCGGCGTGCGGCCGGATCTTCCGGTGTTCGCATCCGACTGGTTGAGGCCGCCGACCCAATACTTCGGCGGGTTCAGCACGCTGTCGCCGAGTGAGCCGCCGAGCCCGCCAGCTGCTGTCGGCGCGCCGACTGCGCCGGATCCAGTGACGGTATTACCAGCGACCGTTGGCCCGGCTATGGGGCTGCCGCCTCCGGCAGCGACGCCGATCTGCGCGCGCCCCGCCAGGGTGTCGGCGGCCAGCCTGTCGGCTGCAGCCTTGTCGGACGCGGCCTTGGTCGCGGCATCCTGCGAGGCTTTGTCCGCCGCAGCTTGATCGGCCGCCTGCTTGTCGGCTGCGGCTTTGTCGGAGATCGCCTTGTCAGCCGCGGCTTTCTCATCAGCTGCGGCCTTTGCGGCGTTCTGCTGTTGGATCATCTGCTGGCTTTGCATCATCCACTGATTGTATCCGCCGTCGTCACCGCCGCCTTTGCCGCCCATGTCACAGCACCTTTCTAAAGATCATGCCGACTGGATCGGCACCGAAATGCCGCCCCACCATATTCATTAGCGAGTTCTGCGCTGGGAGCCCCGATGCGATCGGGAAGTTCATGATAGCGCAGCCCTCGCCGCGCGCCAGTTCGATCGCCAACCCTACCAGCCGGCGGCCGAGGTCGCTACGGCGCAGCCGCGGGATGACAAACGTTTCGTCCATAACCGCGATTGGCTTGTTGGTATAGGCCGAGTACAGATGGTAGCTGCATAGGCCGACCAGCTCAGCCTGGTCGAAGGCGAGCGCATGCGGGGCGTAGCCGGCCGGAATAGAGAACTTGAGATAGGCAAGCGCGCCTGGCCGGTTGAATGTCATATGCTGCGCCCAGATCGTCTGGCCGAAGAACCGCTCCAGCAGATCGACGATAGCGTCGATGTCGCCGACCGTCGCTACGCGCACATCAATGTGCGGTGTGTGCGTGCGTTTCGAGCCGCTGAATCTCAACACCGGAATATTCATAGGCGAGCCATCTGTATGAGATGAAATCCTCCATGCCGCTGCCGTAGCCGCGCAGGTAGCCCTCCGACTTGGCGCCGATCATCGTCATGAACCTGGCGACATCCTCGCGCCACGCCAGGGCCGCGGCCTCGACCCGGTGGAAGCTGTTGTCGAGCAGGAATGGCAGCACGAAGTCGCGGATGTTGCGTGTCATCGGACGCAGCGCCTTGCCCCAGTTGTCGGTGCCGAAGGCGAAGCCGGCGCCGACGCCCGAACGCCTGGATGTCATGCCCCAGATCGCGATCGGCCCGAGCTCGTAGTCGACCGCGCAGAACGCGAACACCTTGTGGCGCATGACCACGTCGGGCAGCTGGTGCCTGTCCACATCGCACGCGGCCATCTCCAGCGCGTCGTCGCGGCGCAAGTCTTGCAGCACGGCGCGAACATGACCTCTATCGGCTGTGACGACCTCGACCGTCATCCGCTCTCACCGAGCTGATAGTGCACGACCAGATTCGACAGGCTCTGCGGTCCCGGCCGCGGCGGCTCGTCCGGATCGCCGTTCGAGCGCAGCCGCAGCGACATGTGGGTGGAGTGGCCGTTTAAGTTGAACTTGCCCTGCAAGAAGGTGGATTGATCGAACTCGCCGAGATAGTCCTCGGTATAAGGATCGTTGACGTTGAAGGCCGCGTAGACATCCCAAACGATGCCGGCGCAAGTGGCATCGAGCGCCTGGAAGGTCTTGAACGTCGCGGCGTTCTCGCCGGCGTGGAAGGGGAACTCGAGTTCGACAAAGCAGTCGTCGAACACCTCGCCTTCATCCGACGCGCCGCCGTAGGCGTAGACGGTGTTCTTGTCGTCGCGCAGGCAGATCTGGTTGTTGTGAACAGCTGCGGCCGTGACAACGAAGCCTGGGTCATACTCCGACCAGGCAGTGATCTTCGGGCCTGGAAACGCCGACAAGATGTAGATGCGATCGGGCAGGATCACCCAGAACCGGCCGGTGATCGGCTGCAGGATCGAGATCGTGCCGCTCATCCAGTCTTCGCCCTTGGTCCGCATCAGGTCTTGCATCACCGGATCCAGCGGTGAGCCGATGTCCGATACCGCGGCCGCAAGCGAGGCGTTGCGGGCGCGCAGCGAGCGCACGCCGGAATGCGAGACGTACATCACGTCGCCAGAGCCGTACTGCAGGACCGATCGCCAGGCGATCGCGCCGGCCTGGCGCAGCGTCTGCTGCGAGGTGTTCTTCTGCGGGTCCGGGTCGACCAGCCATAGTTGCGTAGATGTGCGCGAGAACACCGCGAGCTTGTCGTAGTAGACTTCCAGCGAAGTCGTGTCGGTCATGTCGCTGTCCTCGACCGAGAGGTCGACGCGGCCAGATCCGTCCTGCACGTTGTTGGGCGGGTCGCGGTACCAAGCCGCGGCATTGCCAGTCGCAGACCACGCCAGCGTCGCGCCTTGCACCGTGTAGACCTTGGTCTTGTAAGTGCGGCAGTAGAAGCCAGTGGCATAAGGCAGGTTCAGCCCGGCATAGAACCGCTGCACCGTGCCGGCCGTGTCAGTCCACAGGATGACGAAGACTTGGTTTTCGAACAGGTCGTAGTCGATGATCTCATGGATGTTGGTGCACTGCTGCCCGAGCACGCCGACCGACCACTTGCCGCCGGAGGGCTCGGTCACGTAGGGGCCGCCAGGCGCGAAAGTGTAGAGCTTGCCTTGCAGCGCCACCAACCCCCTGGTCGTCGGATCACACTGCCAGAACGGCACGAAGGCGCCGCGCTTCTCGATCTCGCCGCCCGGCGTGACGTGGCAGTTCACCATCGAGCGCAGGGTGCCGGCCGGAGCTGTCAGCGAGCTCCTGCGGAGGTCGAGCCCGGCCGCGAAGTCGGTAATCGTGAAGTAAGGCACTTGGCGACCTCAACCTGGGATGTAGTCGATATAGGCGACCCCTCGGCCGCCCTTGTCCGGATCGTTGCCGCCGCGATAGATGCCGCCCATGTTGTAGTTCGCGCGTTTGTCCGCGCCTTGATCCTGGAGCAAACGCCGCAGATAGTTCTGCGCTTTCGTGAGCTTCATCGGTGCGGCCTCGCTCTTTTGCACGGCCAGGATCTCAGCGGCTGCGAACAGGATGATTGCCTTGCTGTCGATGACGCAAGTGTCAGTGTCCGCTATCAGCGGGTTGAGCGGAGCGGATCCTTCGAAGCGCAGGATCATGTCGTCAGTTGCGGGCGACGGGATGATCTCGAACTGCCCGTCCGGGATGGTGAGCGGCGTGGCGCCGGACAAGTCGATGCCGACGACATTGCGCCAGCGCGCCGGCGTGCCTGGCGTGACACCGCTCGGCTTGATCATCCACGGCTTGATGCCGTAGGCGAGCTGTTTCCACTGCGCCGACGGGCTGGTCGCGACCCACAGGTTCTGCACCTGATCGAACAACATCGCCGACGGGAAGTCATAGATTGACTGTCCTTCCGACAACGACATGTCGAGCCACAGCTTGAGATGCTGCCAGTTGTAGGCGTCCCACAGCTCGCGCTGTTGGCGCGCGATCACGACGTCGAGCGTCTCCTGTGCTTGCCTCCCCTGAGCGGGGTTGAGCGAGGTGCCGGTTTCGGCGCGCAGCTCACGCCGCAGGTCAATCAGCTGGACGCCGAGTGGCATTACGTCCCCACATGCGGCGGTCGACCCGCGCGGCCGCGCTTGAAGATGGGATCGAGCGGGGGCGTTGCGGTCTTCGCGTGCTCGTCGCCGGTTTCGCCCTCTTCGTCTTCATCCGGCTCCGACTCCGGTTTCGGTGCCGGCATCGGAATGGGCGCGGGCTTGGGATCTTCGCCGGGCGGTTTGGGATCTTCGCCGGGCGGCTTGGGCGGGCCGGCAGCCAGCACGCCGTCGACGTAGAACGGCAGGTCCGTGTCCTCGGTCATCATGTAGTCCATGCGGAAGTTGCGCCCAGGAAAGCAGGTCTCGACCACCTTGTGGCCGTAGATGCCGACCAGGCGGTTCTTCTCCGCGGTCGGCCACACCTCGCCGATGCCGACCGGCATGATGTCCATGACATTCTCTTCATTGTGCAGCATCATCAGCACTTGCACTTCGGGCCAAGTCACCGGGTTGTGCTGGTCGAAGATGACCGTGTGGCAGTTCTGCCCGGCGAGATTGATCTTGCAGCGGCAGTAGTGGATCTTCTTGGTCATGGCTCAGGCCTTCTTTGTAGTCGCGGCTTTGACGGCCCACATCGCCGCCTCTTCGTATGATGTCTGCGCCAGCGACGCGAGGCGCGGCTCCAACGGTTTCAGCTCCTCGCAGATGTCGATCAAGTCGGCGGTGAGCTGCTTTAGTTTGTCGACCACGTTGTCTTGCGAAGGGTTGAAACCTGCCCGCACTCGCTCAGTGCCGATGCTCATGTAACAGTCCTCTTTGTTAAAACCGGAGACGCGGAAACGAGCTCCCGTTCACTCCCGCGCCCCCGGCATCTTGATCAGGCAATATCGATGACGGCGGCGCTGTTGAGCCGACGTGCACAGAGTTGCCCGGTCGAGGTGATCGACCGATACAGGACGTACTTGTCCGGTGCGCGGTCGGGGGAGTGCTGGTGGCGCCATTCGTCCTGCATCGCGACCAGGTAGATGTCGCGCGAGTCGAACCAATAGCACCGCTTGGCCTTGCCGAGCGCGTCGAGCGTCGGGTCGTATTCGAAGTCGGTGCCCATATATGAGATGGTACCAACGCTGATATCCTTGCCGCTCGCATAGCCTTGCATGCTGTAGTTGCCGTTCGCGCGCAGCTCGGTTTCCAGCGCAGTGAGCCAGCTGGATCCGCAGAACGCGGTGTTCGGCTTGCCGCCGTAGCGCGTGAGCTGGCGGTACTCGTTCTGCAGCAGGGTGATCAGCGCGCCGCCATTGGTGGTGGCAGACGTGATCGGACCGCCACCCCAGGCCGCGAGTGCCGGCGTACCGCCGACTGCCGTGCCCATCGCCGCAGTGTAAGCGCGGTTACGCCACCACGTCCGCGTCGCGCGGTCGATGCCGGCGACCACGCCGGTGCCCGGCGCGTCGGTGATCAGCGCGGCCATGCCGGCGAGCGCCTTCGGATCGGCCGTGCCGTTGGTCCACAAGAGGTTATTCATGCCTCTCGCGTACTGCTCGGACACATCCTGCAGCGCGTCTTCCAACAGACCGACCAGGACGGTGTCGTCGCGACCGGAATGCTCAGACGTCTCCGCACCGCTGTCTGAATCCGTCACCGTGATGCCATCGGACTTCAGCTCGGAGTGGGTGAGCATGATACCGATGTGGTGTTCCTTCCAGGGGAAGATCGCCTGGGTCAGGTTCGCCGGCGTGTAGTAGGTAACCGTATCCGACAGCTCGTAGCCAACGACTTGGTCGGCCGTGCCCGGCGCCGCGGTGTTACCGAAGTCGCCTTTGACCGAGATGATGATGTTGCCTTTGCCGCCTGGAAATGTCTTTTTCTTACTCTCCATCGCGGCGAGTAGTGGCTTCTCCTGAATGGCCTCCTGAAAGGCCGTCCCCTTATTCATCCACCAATCCAACGCGGCGGTGGTGATGTGGTTGAGCAGCGGCGCCGTGTAAGTAGGCATTAAGTGCTCCTAATCAGTTAGGAGCGCGCGGCCTCGCGAGTCATTCGCACTACGTCCAGTAGGCTACTCGGCTCTGGCGACACGCTCGGTGTGCGTCCAGTGCTGCTCGGATTCCGATAGGTGGGGAGTCGCTGAGGCGTCAAGCTCTTGTAGTGCGCGTTCACTCGCCGCAAGGATTCATTGGCGATCTGGAGCGCGTGCTCGGTCGACCTCGGCGCACCCTGCTCGCGCAGGACAGCCCACATCGTATCGTTCACAGCGGCTTGTTTCTTCGAATAGCTGGGATCGGTACGCAGAAGATTGGTTTCCCAAGCGTTGACGGTATCGCGCACGGCATTGGCCAGATGCTGCTTCTGCTGCTGTTCGAGGGACTGCTGATGCGACTGCTGGTTCTGCTGGAGCATCTGCTGCTGGCGAGCAGCGTTCGATTGCGCCATCGCGCGGTCCATGCGCTCTCGCGAGTACATCTGCGCGGCCTGCGTCGTCATCTGTCCCTGCTGGACCTGCTGTTGCAGGTCCGGCGGCAGCTCCACGCCGAGGTATTCCTCGCACAATCGTACGTAGGGTTTGACGCCTTCGTAGAATGTCTTGAAATCACCGCGACGCATCGCCGCCATCAGCTCAAGACCCATCAGGAAATCATCTTTCCCGATGTCTGCGTTGCGCAGATAGGTGGT